ACTAAGCTGTATAGAACCATATTCAAATTGGTTGCAAAAATGTACTGGTAAGAGGTTACGTTATGTTGCGAAAAATTAAGCTATATGGTGAGCTTGCTGAATATGTTGGTCACAAAGAGTTTGAGGTAAAATGTGATACTTTGCCTTTAGCTGTAAGTTTTTTAATAAATAATTTTGAAGGTATAGAAAAATATATGAGTCCAAATTTATATCAAGTGAAAATTGGTAATTATGATATTGATGAAACAGAAATTCATAACCCAATAGGCTCACAAGATATTCACTTTGTTCCAGTTATTAGCGGTGCTGGAAGAGGTCTTGGAAAAGTATTACTTGGGGCTGCATTGATAGCTGGAGCTTTCCTAATTCCTGGCGGAGCTACTTTTTCATTAAAAGCTGGTCTTGGAGGTAGTTTTTTAGGAAAAGCTGCTGTTGGTATTGGTTCTGCATTGCTTCTAGGTGGTGTAAGTGAAATGCTTTTTCCGTTGCCTACTCAAAAAGATTTTGATAATGCAAGTGACCCACGTTTGTCATTTAGTTTTAGTGGTCTGCAAAATACAAGTCGTGCGGGAACTCCAGTACCATTAGTATATGGAGAAATATTCACTGGCTCAGTAATTATCAGTGCAGCCATTGACACTCAACAGGTACAAGCATGAGTAAAAAAATTATTAGAGGTGCTGGAGGAAGGCCAAGCCCTCCGCCCCCAAGACAACCAACAAGAACACCTGATACACTTCATAGTCGTCAATTTGCAACCTTTTTAGACTTATTATCAGAGGGGGAAATAGAAGGCTTTGCAAGCCCCTCAAAGGAAGGCTTATCAAAAGGAACTACTGCATATAACAACGCTGCCTTAAAAGATATTTTTCTCAATGACACACCAATATTAAGGTCAAACGCAAATTCATCTAACCCAGCAGATACTGATTTTAATTACCAAGACGTAACTTTTACACCGAGATTTGGAACATCAAACCAAACAAAAATCTCAGGAATTGAAAGTAGCTCAACTACTGTGAATGTAGGTGTTACTGTGACGGCTGCAACTCCTGTAACAAGACAAATAACAAATACTGATGTTGATGCTGTTCAAGTAACAATTTCGTTTCCACAACTTCAAAAAGCTACAAACGATGGCGATTTGCTTGGCTCAACAGTAAGTCTAAAAATACAAGCTCAATATAATAGCGGTGGTTTTAGTGATGTGATTAGTGACACAGTAACAGGGAGAACTGCTGACGCTTATCAAAGGTCATATAGAGTAAACCTTACTGGTGCATTTCCAGTTGACATAAGGGTTGTTCGTGTTACTGCTGACAGTACAGATTCAAGCCTTGTTGATGCTTTCCAATGGACAAGTTATGGAGAAATTGTTGATGATTCAAATAGATACCTAAATAGTGCTTATGCTGCATTGCGTCTTGACTCAATGCAATTTAGCTCTATACCTCGTAGAAAATTTAGACTAAGAGGTATAAAAGTAAGAATACCAGGTGCGGGAGCTAATAATTCTGGTACTCCACAAGTTGATTCTGCCACTGGTCGCATTCATTATCCATATGGCTATATTTTTAATGGAGTAATGGGGGCTGCGGTTTGGACTTCATGCCCTGCAATGATACTTTTAGATTTATTGACAGATACAAGGTATGGTTTTGGTAATCATATTACAGACAGTACTTTAGATTTATTTTCATTTGTCAATGCGAGTAAATTTGCAAATACGGTAGTTGATGATGGTCAAGGAGGGCAAGAAGCAAGATTTAGCTGTAACGTCAATATTCAAAATAGTGGAGAAGCATTTGACCTTATAAATGAACTTGCTGGAGTAATGAGGTGTATGCCAATCTGGTCAGCAGGGTCATTGACTCTTACTCAAGATAAACCAACAGATGCTAGTTATATTTTTAATTTATCTAATATAAGTTCTGAAGGTTTTACATATCAAGGAACAAGTCTTAAACAAAGAAATACTGTTATTTCTGTTTCGTATTTTAATATGGACAGCCAAGAAATAGATTTTGAGGTTGTAGAAGATACGGCTGCTATCAATAAACTTGGAGTTATAGTAAAACAAGTAAAAGCTTTTGCGTGTACAAGTCGTGGTCAAGCTGCAAGACTTGGAAAAGCAATATTATTTACAGAGCAAAATGAGTCAGAAACGGTTACTTTCTCAACTTCAATAGACTCAGGTATTGTCGTAAGACCAGGTGCAATAATTGAAATCGCTGACCCTATGAGGGCTGGTGTTAGAAGAGGTGGAAAAGTATCTTCAGCAACAACAACACAAATTACTGTTGATAATTCATCAGAAACAGATTTACCTACAACAAATAATCCAATTTTAAGTGTCATACTACCTGACGGTACTGTTGAAACAAAATCTGTGACAGGTATATCAGGAAAAGTAATTACTGTTGATTCTGCATTTTCACAAGCTCCAAACAACAATGCTTCTTGGCTTTTACAAAACGATTCAATTCAAGCACAAAAATTTAGAGTAATAAATGTTGAAGAGCAAGATGGAATTAATTATGCGATTACGGCACTTTCTTACATAAATGAAAAATATGCTTTTATTGAAGATGGTGCATCATTACCAGTAAGGACAGTAACAAATCTTACTGAGCTTAAAGACCCTCCAAGTTCATTACAAGCTGAAGAAAAATTAGTTGTAATAAATAATCAAGCAGTTTCAAAATTAATTGTAAGTTGGAAACCTGTCACAGGTGTAACTCAATATCAAGTTAATTACAGATTTAATAATGGTAACTATGTATCAACAACAGTATCCAGCCCTGACTTTGAAGTATTTAACACTTCTATTGGAACTTATGAAATACAAGTATTCAGCTACAATACCGCACTTGAATTATCAAGTAATTCAACTGATTTAACTTTTAATACTGTTGGAAAAACAGCCGTACCCACAGATGTATCAGGTTTATCAGCAGAACCAATAAATGAAAAGTTAGTTAGATTACGTTGGAATCTTGCAACTGATTTAGACGTTTTACATGGAGGTCAAGTTTATGTACGACATAGTTCAAAAGTTGACGGAAGCGGTACTTTTACCAACTCAACTGATTTAATTCAAGCACTAGCTGGTAATACAACGACAGCAGAAGTTCCATATTTAGAAGGCGAATATATTTTAAAATTTAGGGATGATGGTGGTAGATTTAGCAATGGAGAAACAAGTGTAATTTTAGATTTACCAGATAATCAAGCACCATTAATTACATTAACAAGACGAGAAGATAACGATAATCCAAAGTTTCAAGGTGCAAAGGTTGATGTTGCTTTTGATGCAACAACAAACTCTCTAAACTTAGTAGGTGGCGGTCAATTTGATGCAATTACTGATTTTGATTTAGTTGCAAGTCTTGATGATTTTGGAGGTATTAAACCAGAAGGCACTTATGATTTTGGTGGTGGTGCGGGTCAAACATTTTTAGATTTAGGTGCTGTCTATAGCCTTGACCTAAAACGTCATTTTTTAACTGAAGCTTTTTATCCAAATGACCTTATTGATAGCAGAACTGCAAATATTGACACTTGGACAGATTTTGACGGTGCAACTGCAACTGAAGTCAACGCAGAAATGCTTGTTCGTGTAACTCAAGATGACCCTAGCTCTGGTTCGCCAACTTATACCGCTTTTCAAACCTTTGCAAATGGAACTTACAAGGGCAGAGGTTTTCAATTTAGAGCTAAGTTAACAAGTAACGACCCTGCACAGGATATTAAAGTTTCAGAAATTGGTTATACAGCATCATTGCAAAGAAGAACTGAGCAGCCACTCGCAGTTATCGCTTCTGGTGCTGGAGCAAAAGCTGTTACATTTATTCATCCATTTTTTACAGGCACATCTGGATTAGGTGGTGTGAATAGTTCTTTGCCTACAGTTGGCATCACAGCCCATAATCTTGGTAGTGGAGAATATTTTGAATTAACAAATATTTCAAGAACTGGTTTTACAGTTCATTTTAAAAACGCATCAAATGCAAGTATTGACAGAAATTTCACATATCAAGCTGTTGGCTTTGGTAAAGGTTAAGATTTTGAGTTATGATAAAAACAATATTTGCTGAATAAATGGCTCAACATGACGGAGTTATAGCTAATGGAACTGGAGCCGCAGTTCGAGCCGATATAAATAATTTTATTGCTGCTGTTTTTTCTAATAATTCAAGCTCTGGTGCATTAACAGATAATTTCGCTTTTCAATGGCACGTTGATACAGCAAGCAATCTTATGGAAATAAGAAATGCTGCTAACAATGGCTATATAGAAGTTGGCGATGTAACTCTTGCAAATCTTGGCTTAATGAAGAGGGCTGGAGGTACTTTTACAGGAAAAATAATTCATAATTATACAAGCTCATTAAATTTACCAAGCGGTACAACAGCCCAGAGAGATGGAAGCCCTGCTGTGGGGATGATTCGTCACAATAGTCAACTAAACCAGTTTGAAGGCTATAACAATGGTGCATGGGGTACTATTGGAGGCGGTGCTGGAGCTACGGGAGGAGGTAATGATGAAGTATTTTTTGAATCGGACACTAACGTGACAACAAATTATACGATAACATCAGGAAAAAATGCACATACAGTTAGCCCTATAATAAATTCGGGTGTGACTGTAACTGTGCCAGCAGGTGCAATCCTTGTTATTCTTTAATTATGGCTTTAAACATTAATGGTACTACTGGTATTTCGGGAGTTGACGGATCAACTTCCGCACCAGCGTTGACAGGAACAGACAGCAATACAGGTATAAATTTCGGTACTGATACTCTGGCTCTTAATACAGGTGGATTAGCAAGAGCTACTATTACCTCTGAGGGTAGGTTAGGAGTAGGGGTAACTTCACCATCACATAAGTTTCAAGTTTCAGATGGAACTACAGCAATAGGTTTTTCAAGAAGTGCTAATAATCCTGAAATTATTTTTGATTCAAATAATTTAGTATCAGCATCAGTTATTAGAGCATCTGAATCAGCTGGTGGAGGATTCTTAGAATTTTTTACTAAAAATACAAGTGGTACTTTAAAAAATCGTTGCTCGATTGATACTAATGGGATTATGAATCTTAGGGGATATGAAAGTGCTTTCGGCGATCAAACTAATCATCATAATATTCAAAATAACAATGCTAGTAGTTGGGCATTGCAAATTGTAAACACTGCTTCATTTGGTTATGGAGTTGAAATAAGGGTTAATGCTGATACTAACTCAAGAGAAGCGTTTTACGTTTATTCATCATCTGGATCTGAAGCAAAAGCTGATATTAGGTCAAATGGAACTTTTAATAGTAGAACAGGAACTTATGGTACATATTCAGATATAAAACTAAAAGAAAATATTGTAGATGCAAGTTCTCAATGGAACGACATAAAAGCAGTTAAAATAAGAAATTTTAATTTCAAAAATGATACTTCTAAGGTCAAAATGCTTGGAGTTGTTGCACAAGAATTAGAATCTGTTTGTCCAAGTTTAGTAGAAACAAACCCTGATATTGAGACTGATGAAAATGGTGATAGAGTAGAGACTGGAACGACTACAAAAACTGTTAAATCTTCAATTTTATATATGAAAGCTATTAAAGCATTGCAAGAAGCACAAGCTAGAATAGAAACATTAGAAACAAAAGTAGCTGCATTGGAGGCTGGATAAATGACAGCAAAGATTAAACTAAACGCAGCATCAGGTGGTGGGTCTTTCAGCTTACAAGCACCCTCATTTTCTAATAATAACAGAGTTTTTACAATCCCAGACGTAGCAGATGGAACTATTGCTACAACTGCAACTGCTGGTAAAATTCTTCAAGTCATACAGGGGTCAACGGAATCAGAAGTAACAACATCAAGTACAACTTATGTAGATTCTGGATTAAGTCAAGCTATAACAACTACGGGCAGCAATAAAGTTCTTGTAATTATCAATCAACAATATCGTCTTTTTAGAAATGCAACACAAGCTCTTGGTGGCTTTAGAATTTTGAGAGGTAGCACAGCAATACAGCAAGGTCCGAATGGAGGAAGTGAAAATGCACCTTTTGGTCTTGGTGTAATAAATAATACGAATGATAATTATGTTTATGATAGATACACTGTAACTTACCTTGATTCTCCAAGTGCTGGAACACATACTTATAAAACACAAATGGCTATTACTACTGCTCAAGACTCCGCACAAATAAGAGCACAATACAATGCAAGTAGTGGAGCGAATGGTGCATCTTTTATCACACTAATGGAGGTATCAGCATAATGCCAATTTATGACCATGATGCAGTTTTAAAAGCATATCCTGATGCGGTTACTATCAGCAATGATACAGGAGTTTTTAAGGGTGACGGTACAAAAATAGAAGTTGAACAAAGCAAAATAGATGAAGCACGAACCACAATAGATGCTGAATATGCAGCCCTTGAATATTCAAGAAATAGAGCAGCAGAGTATCCAAGTATTGAAGATCAGCTTGATACGATTTATCATAGTGGTGTAGCTGGTTGGAAAACTGCCATCAAAACTATTAAAGACAAATATCCTAAACCTAGTTAATTATGTCAGAAATCAAAGTAAATTCGATAAAAGGTGTGGGAGCTAGTGCTGCTGCGATTAGTGTAGATAATTCTGATGGAACTTGTACTTTAGCTAGTGGGTCAAAATTAAATAACTGCACTACAGATGGTACGACAAACTTTACTATTGCTGATGGAAATTTAGTCGTTGGAACTGCTGGTCATGGCATAGATTTTTCTGCTACAGGTGGTGGACTTGGTGGGACTTCAGACGATAGTGAACTTCTTGATGATTATGAAGAAGGGTCTTTTCAATTAGCTTTGTCTGCTATGTCTGTAACTGCCCATAATGAAAATAGATATGTCAAAATAGGTAATTTAGTTTATCTAACGGCAAGAATAACTTTAGGTACAGCTAATAATCCAAGTGCAACTGTAGATATGTCAGGTTTGCCCTATGCACCATTAACAAGTTATTCAGCACAGGCAAACGTAGTAATGGAACATACTTTTACAAATACTTCTGGTGGTGGTTTGAGTAATAAAGCAGTAGCAATTGGTATAGAAGCTTCTGGTAATTTACAGTTTAAATTCCTGTCAGATCAATCTAGTTTAGTTCAAAGCAATATAGGAAATAAATCATTTAGATTTTCGCTTACCTATACAACTGGATAGACCGAGATACGTCTATAAACTAAGTCAAAACCTGTTTTAATCGGAGATTAATCCTAATGGCACTTACAGAATCAACTGAATACGATAAGTATGAAATTGTTACACCTTACAAGCATATACAGGTAAGAAAAGCAACAGTAATCAAAAAAGATGATGTTGAAGTTGCAAGATCATTTTTTAGATATTACTTAAAATGTGGAGAACTAGATGCTTCAGATAATTTAGTTGATACAGACATTTCATCACAGCCAGCAGAAGTTCAAGCAATTTGTAGTGCTGTATGGACTACTGATATTAAAGCTGCCTGGAGAGCAAAATTAATAGCAGATAAATCTAGTTAATTTTTTCTTGCATTTGCCTTGTCATTATTCCCATAGTGACGTAGAGAGGGGATAGGGCTACAATAAGCAGTAATACAAGCACACTTGAAAAAGATAGTGCTTTTAAAATTGCAAATTTAATCATGTTTCAAAAAATCTGTAATTATCTTTCTATCGTATCGACAGTATTAACTTTAGGCATTATTGGAGGTGGTTTCTTTACATACAAATATGTAACATCTGAACAATTCAAAAACAAACTGCTTAATGAAGTTATGGGGAGTGTCGGCAAACCTATGCAAAAAATGTTGGATTCAAAAATGCCAGAAATGACAAGCCCTCATGTTCCTATACCATACAAAATAGACGAAAGCTTTGGAGGTTAAAGCTCCCTATATACCTGATATATATGTTCCTGACATTTATATTCCAGAAATATATCAACCAGCAACACTAATTCACAAACCAGAACTTACGATAAGTCCTGTTGGTTGTACTTATCAACATAGGGATATACAAAATACTGGTAATAGAAACTTATTACTGGATGACCCAAATGGTGTTTTTACTGTTTGTGATTCTGTTTTTCCTAGTTTTAACCCTATTGATTACACTCCAAAAAATTTAATAATTACAGAAGAACCGCCCCCATCAAACTATCAACCAGAAATACCAAAACCAGAAACACCAAATACAGATTTACCAACTAAGAAAAAAGATGAAGTCATAATACCTCCATGTCCTAGTAAAAAAGATCAAAGGGTTGGAGACTTTCGTAACGATAAACGTATAGAACGTGTTATAGGTCATAAAAGAGGAGAAGATGAAATAGAGTGCATAACGATCTATGAGGATGTTCCCTTTACGAGTCAGTACATTCCAGAAATTCCTAGCCTTGTATCTACTGCTGTTATTGGCTTGGTCGCTGCCAGTAGTCCACTTCTTCTTAACGCAATAAAACCAATCGTGAAGCAA